TCAATTTTGCCAGTTATAGAAAACGGTCCTATCAGTTGTGTCTCTTTTAACGCCAATTCTATTCGATTCCAGACGTTTAAATTGTCACGCCAACCATTTTGTTCATCCTTGCTGTATGTGCCCACAACAAAGCGTACAGACATTGTTTTTTTATCAAATAACACGTCTGTTTGTCCTAAATATCTAATGATGACAAATGGATAACCTTCTGAATCAACCTCTTCAGTTCGTTGACTAGGTTTTGGTGGCGCATACCCTCCATAAATGTTAGGTGTTTTATAAACATCAGGTGTTTTAGTAGGCAACTCTAAGTCCTTTAACTTTTCTGTTAAAAAATTAGTCAAGGAATCTACTAAATCTATTCCATGCACCAACAATCAACCCCTTAATAAAAAATCTATCTCATGTCTCACACGAACATCTAATACTTCGGCAATTCGTTCACCAACTGATGCAATTGATTCTTCATTTTCAATCATTTGCGGAATCGATGGGCCATAGTGTCCTCTTAATGGATACCTCTCAGCAGAAACTCGTCCAAAGACGTTTGTAGCACTTCCTGAATACCTTGGATTTGATATTGTTGTTAGGAACAGCGATTTTAACTGCTTTCGTTCTCCCTTTTTTACAGCAACACTTACACCTTTTTTCGTTTGTCTTGGATTAAATGCAATTAAAGGAATCAATTCGCCTTTTGAGCTAATAGAAGCGTATAAATTGCCTCTATGAGCACGATTGATTTTTAACGTTTTAAGAACATCACCATGCCGAATTGTATACTTCGACTTTGCTTCTCTTGCAGCTTGCGTTCGTCCAGCTTCTGCTGATCTGTTTATTGCTCTTGATAAAACAATTGGTATTTGCTCTGGTGTGTCTCTAAATATTTGATTTAATCGCTCAATCTGAAGAACATTGATTTCTATCATAAGAACACCTAACTTTCATATGCGCTTATTACAATCCGAATAACGCCTAATTCTTCGCCAGCTTCTTCGACATAATACTCTTCACCATCTAACTCTAAAATGCTCCCTACGTTCGGGATGTAGAAGTCATTAGATTTAACAAGGATTGTTTTTAAATGTGTAAACACTTCTTGGGAAACTACAAGTTGTTCTTTCCCATATCCCTTTATATCTCCTAAATGGTTTTCAACAACAATATCAAGTTCTTTACCACCTAGTACATGTTTTTCTGCTAGCTCATTTGCATTAAAAAAAACATTTGAAAGATCTTGTTGTAAAAAATCTTTAAATGTTTTATTCATCCCCATCATCCTCTTTGCGCTTACGTGTTTTAGGTTGCTGAACAGGTTTAGATGGAACACTATTTGCTACTTTTGCGGAACCGCCTTCAATAAGTTTTGTTGCAAACTCATCATCTGCTGAAAACATTTCTCCTGGTGGGATCATTCTTCCAGCAAACCAAACATGAGTGATTGTTTCTAAAATAATGGCCATATAAATACCTCCATTAACCGATTTTTACTCGAGCAATAGTGCCAGTTTGTGATTTTGGTTC